AGTGCCTTGCTGTTAATTGTGATCCTGTCTGTTTCCAACAGCATCTTAAATTTACTACACGCCGCCAATTTTGATTTAGCAGTTGTAGTGAATCCTTTGCGAAATCGTCTTGCATTGCCCACTTTAGCTGGCTCGCTTAAAAATATACCACGTATGTTTTCTTCACCAATCTCAGCAATAGTTACAAGTCCTGCTTCGCCTAATGTATTGTTTTCTATACTATAATATATGCGTTCATTATGTCCAACAATGTCTGCAATATAGTCAATAATCTCTTTCATTATAACTATTTGTCGTTGAATAGGAGTTTTATTATGCTTCCATTCAGCAACTTGTAGCATAGTAGGAACTTCAAATACCTGTATAGCACTATAGTCGCCGCCTGTACCAAGACTTGGATCTAATGCAACTACATATTGACAGTTTGAGTTTGGACGTTTGTACCAACGCACTTCACCTTGCTTTTCTGCTGGTTCTTTACCTTCCATCTCAAGTAACTTAACTGCACTAATAAGTGTTTCATCATAGATAATTGGTTCACATTCATGCTCACGTTTGAATCGCTCATCACCAATACTTGCACGTTCTTGAGTAGCCCAAGCATCGTCTCTTTCTGGATGTCTATTCCATCGAGCCATGTAGCCTTTGAAGCCATTTTGTCCTAGTTCTGTTTTGTTTCCAAACTCATCTTCAGTTTTAGTAGCACCGGTCCACAATAGCCAAAACTGATCTTCGTCACTGTTTGGTGTTGAAGTAATAATAGCTTTACCACCAGTTGCTAGTGTAGGACTAATACTAGTCCAAAATTCACGAGCAATAGTGTTACGCACAAAAGCAAACTCGTCACAGTATAGCAATGTAATACTCATACCACGACCAGTAGTTTCAGTAGTTGTTGTGCTTACAATACGTGAACCGTTTTCAAAGTCAATACTACCTTTATTGTAACTGGTAACTCCTGCACGTATGTGATTAGGACATAGTTCATATGCATAGCGAATACGTTGCATGATTTCTTGTGCGCCAGTGTATTTGTGTGCGGCGATAAGAATGGTCGAATCTGGAACAAACATAGCATACCATAGCAAATATCCTGCGGCTGTAGTAGTTTTACCCATCTGACGTCCAAGCAAATTAATACTAAAACGATACCCGTGATAGATATCGATTAGTTCGTCTTGATAGTCAAAAGGATCATACAACAAACGTCCTCGAGTAGGATGCTGAATGTAAAAAAACTTTGATAAAAAATATTTGGCGCCTGTTTTTGAATCAGCACAACTAGCAAATTCCAGCAACTGATTCTGTGTATATGTTTCCTGCTTGTGTGCAGGTTTAACCAATACGCCTTCTAAACTCTTAGCCATGTTATTTCGGTTACTATTCCTCTGAATACTATATAATACTGTTACTTATCATTCACAAACAGGGCTATAAGTATTGTTATGAGCGACACACTACTACTGAACGCTAACTATGAACCCATCAGTATTTTGCCATTAAGTGTGATTGGCTGGCAACAGGCTATTAAATTAATCTTTTTGGATCGTGTAAAAGTTGTTGAAAATTACGAAAATCGTGTGATCCGTAGCCCAAGCACAGAGATTAGATTACCTAGTATTTGTGTTACTAAAGAATATTTCAACCCAATGAAGCATGTTAAATTCACACGCAATAATCTATATCTGCGTGATATGTATCAGTGTCAATACTGTGCTGATGTTTTTAGTCCTAGAGACCTAACTATCGATCACGTTATACCTAAAAGCAAAGGTGGTATTATCAGTTGGGAAAATTGTGTAACTGCATGTAAGGAATGCAACTTCCGCAAAGGCAGTAAGATTATGAAGCCTCTTAAAGAACCTGTTAATCCTGAATATTATCACTTGGTAGCTAAGTGGCGTCGGAGGCCTGGCAATATTAGTGTTCGGGCCGAATGGCTAAAGTTTTTACACGTAGACGAACAAAAAGTTAACGTTCAGACTTCTCGTTAGAAGTCTTTTTTTGTTCCTGTTCAATTTCATTCTTATATTCATCGGGCACAGGACCCCACCCTACAGTGCGGTCCCATTCCCTTTGAGTATATTTGTTTGTATTTTTATCTTTACTCATAAAACTACTTATCTGTTATTACCAACCATTGGGTACAACAAGATAATGTATAAACAGCACAATACCTACGCTTGCGCCTAATCCAATCATCATCTTAAAGAAGTCTCGTGTTACAAGTGGAAACACTGATTTGAACTTTTCCTTGCCTGTCATAGTTGCCATAGCAAGTTCACGTCCACACAGTAGACCCACAAACACCCAAGTAGTCGACATTGGTATGTCATTTAGTTCTTTGAAGAACCAAAGGATAACCCAATACACAGCATCAATAATAGTTGCTGACCTTACGTATCTTGTGTTGTGTTTTTCTAATACAATCTTTTGTATCTTACCTCCACCTTCACGGAACATAAATCCTAAGCCAATTACAAATACAGTACTGACTAAAATCATTAGATCCCAAGGTATCTCTCTAGGTAGGAACACAGCGATGTTAGCCATATCGTGTGACAGCCATGTAAACCATAGGAAGCCTGTGGTTACCCACTGTCCTATTCGCCACAAATTCTTGTGTTCTTCTTTGACAGGTTTTGCTTCGTCAAGTATCTTGCTTACTACTATCCAAATAGCATACGCCGCCACAGCCGCGACTGCATATCCCATCATAGATTTCATAAGCATTTTTTCTAATACAAATGTAGAAGCAAAGGCACTTAATACTAAAAAAGACGTGCTAACTGGCACGCCTATCCTTGTAAGTATTAATAGCAAGGCCGGAGCCATTGCGTGATACCATTGTATTTCTTGGAATGGAATTTTGTTAAGTCTGCCGTAACTGATGTCTCCACCATTCACATACCAGCCATACCAAAGCGTATATAAGAGTACGGCTGAAGCCGCTCCCCACATAACTTTCCAATTAAATTTTTCGTTATTACTTGCGATCCATGTACCTAATGTTTGTACGGAATCATTTGCGATAACTGCGTATCCTGCGAACAAGAAACCAACAGCCATCCATAAGGTGAGTTGATCCATAATTTTCTCCTTTGCTTGACGGCTTTACCCCGTCACTCACAATGTAATTTTTATATTACATGAATATTTAACAAAGAGCAAGAAGAAAAATATTACAGTTATGTTACATTTTACGATTGGTTAATCAATAGGTTTTTCGCCAGTTAGATATGGTCTGGCAAACCAGAGTTTAAACCATTCTTCAGTTCCTGGTTTAATGTTGTGCTTGCGTTGTAGTTGAGCTTTTTCTGTGCCGGTATGGCTAATGTTGTCTAACAGTGTGCTTTCGTTAGCGTGTCCAGTTATACCGGCAAGTTTTTTTAAACGTTCTAAATCGTTCATCGATTTTTACGTTTGACAGGACCTTGTGCAACGGTGATGCTTTGTGTGTTTACATCTGGAAGTTCGTTACTGCCTTCGCCTTTGGTTAACGTATGCTGTGTAGTAACACCCATACGCTTTTTGGCGGTATCAATAATCTCTTGTTCACCTTGTGTATATGCTAGTGTTACCATACGTCCTTGTGTAGGACCATCTTCAGGCATATCAACACCGTCTGGAGATCCAGCTAGACTTAGAGCAAAACGATACGCACCGTAAAAGTCAGTGTTCATTGTTTGAGCACCTGGTAATGCGTGTTGTGTACTTTTACGAAGCAGGCGGCGCTTGCGTTCGGTTAAGAAATCTTTAGCCCGCATATTACCACTTTCTACAAGACCAATAACGTGCTTTTGTTTTTGGGCCTGGATTATCGCAGTTGTGTCTAGCACGAAAACTCTTGCGTCTTTTTGGGTTAGACTTTTTAATACGCATGTTAGGATCACCAAAGTTGACTTTCTTAACATTGCCTGTTTTTGGATCTTTTACATATACCTTAAACTTTTTAACATCGCCTTGCATAGGCTTGTTTAGTTTAACTTTACGTCCTTGATACTCAGCTTCATCTAAACCAAGTGTGCGACGTAAACTATTTAACTCTTCATTGACATCTTCAACATCATCGTCAACTGATGTTTCAGTATTATTATATCCATGTTGTTCTTCGGATAGACTTAATATGTTTGCCGCTTGCATAACATTGTCTTCGTCATCGGGTCCTGTGCTTGATCCGACCGGTCCGCCCATAATATCTTCAAATTCTTTATGCATTGCATAAGTGATTGGCAAATGTTTTCTCTTTAAATCTTCATTACCAAACAGTTCGTATTCTGCTCTTGCACTGTCGCCACCAAAAACATCATCTACTGCTTTGTTAAATTCATCTTCTTCTGTCGCATCAGTTAAAATACCTGTATCAAGGTATGCTTCGAAAAAACCATCTGCTAGTTTATCACCATTGCCGCCTAAGTATTTGTTGTATTTTTCTTGCCAGGCTTTAAGTTCTTCTTTTTTGGATTTCTTGCCAGCCATATCTCTTTTAATTTGTAAGTCAGCCAATGAGTTGTCGCCAAAACTGCTTTCAAATAAGCCTTCTAGCATTTTAAAAGATTTAGGATCACCTGCTACAACAATGTAATCTTCTTCACTTTCTAATACATATGTAGATACACAAGTTTCGTCCATCTCAAAATCAATGTTATCACCTTGAGTTGGAAGTTCTGTTTCTCTTAGATATGTTACGAAACTTTTCATATTGCTTACCTCTGAACTAGAATTGATTGGTAGTTTTGTAACCAAGATTCACCAAGACGTGGTTCTGCCTGTTCTGCCTGGTTAGTAATTTTTGTTACTTTAAGGTCCGCATCTTTAGGATGTTCAATAGTACTTGTCTTTTCATCGTAATCATAAGGACCCATGCCTCCGCCCATTTCTGAGTCTGGATCATCATCAAATGCTTGTAATCTACCCATGTATTTTACAATCTGGTATACATCACCGTCTTCATCTTTGACTTTAAACAATACATCATCTTTTTCTTGTAGACTCACTGATTCTTCAGCAAGATCTGAATATCCAGTTCCGCCGCACTCAGAACATTCTTTACCGTCTTCGTCTTTGCCATCTTCGCATTGATCACATACTTTACTTCCAGTGCCTTCACCGATATCATACATAAAAATTTTGCTATATAGTTCTGGATGATCTTGTTTAATTGCATATTTTACATCTTGTCTAAATTCTTCTCTTGGTAATGTATCACTTATACCATAGTCTACCATTCTAGCAATTTCATCACCATCACCATCAGGATTTTTCAATGTGTTTTGTAATGCTTCAATCTTATCCTCAAGGTCATCAATGTTTACATAACTTACAATATCATCATCCATATCCATAATTTCCATATGAATTGAATTTCTATCAGTTAAACCTCTTTGCATAAGTCCTTTTGCAAGTGCATCATATCTGTCATGCCATTCCTTAGCATCATCTTCATATGAGGATAAGAGTTTTTCAAGTGCAGGTGCAACCATAGAAACTGTTACTTCTGCACGATCTTTTTGTAATTGATCATACCCTGCATCTTCGTCTTCTTCGATAGCAGACAGTTTATCTAATAAATCTCTCATATTACTTTTCCTCAGCGATGTCAAATTTAACGGAATTTTTTGTGAAGTCTTTGAGCATGCTCTCGGTACGCTTGTCTCCTACCATATCCTGCTTACCTGCATCGTCTTCAGCATCTTGTTCTTCGGCTACGAATTCAGCACCGTCTACAGCAACTAGTATGTTTGCGGCAGGAATACCGGCACGGTCAACAATCAAACGCTTAACACCAAAGTCTGTTGCTGGGTACTTAACTTCAATCTCAAATACGTGAGATTCAACAGGACCTAGTCTGTGGAACTCTGGCTGTTCACTAATCGGTGTGCGCTTTGCTTTGCCTATTGATTCTACTTGGTAGACATCAACGGCATTTTTGATGCGATCCATTGTCTCCTTAGTTGGCTCGATGCCAGCTAATTTGATCTTGAACTGATAAGTCTTATCATTTTCAAAATAATATGTAGCAAATGTTTTCATTTCATAATCCGTAAAAATGTTATTTTATGTATTTATACTAATCGTTTGATTTGTTAGCTTCCAATAATTGCTTTAACAACTCGTCTCTGCTAATTACAACACCTTCGCTTTCCATAACACCGTCGTCTGCTTGGTTTGAGTCTTTTTTGATCTGATGGTCTAGTCTTGCTTTTTGTAACTGTAGTTGCACCATCTTTAGCTTTTTGTCCATCTTAGCTGTTTTAGCTGTGATAGCGTGTCCTAATAATCCATTGGCTGTTTGCAAAATCATACCCGCAAAGCGAGGATCTACATTCATGCCAAGATCCATCAGGTCTTGAAACTTTTCTTGTGCTAAACTAGCAAGCTCATCCATTTCTTGGTCACTTGCTTCGAGGTCTCTAACTGTAGGAAGTGCAACGTTGATTTTATCAATAGCATTATCTACAGTTCGAATAGTTTCTGTGTGTACTGCTATTTCTTGCTTGGCTGTTTTAACGTCTGGATCTTTTGCTTCGTGTACATCTGCTGGATCTACGTTAAAGAATTCTTCTAGCTTTTTTGTCATTATAGACCTCCGTTTACAATGTATTTAAGTAACTTAGGACTATAGATGAAAAAAGGCACCCTAAGGTGCCTTTTTCCTTAGTTAAAATGCTAATTATGCACGTTTAATTGCGTCAACGATAGCATTATCGAAGCCATAATCTTTCTCATAAAGATGAGCTGTAGCTTTAGCAAAGCGATCTTGCTCTTCTTTACTTAGACGCACAACTTCGATGTTGTCTTCTTCACAACGAGCTTGTGTCTTTTCGACATCAGCTACACTGATTGAACGCTCGTACTGTGCGGCAACTAGTGCGGCATCAGAAACAATATTCTGCTCAGTTTCACTTAGTTCATTCCAGAAGCCTTCAGCAATTAGAATGCTTGTTAGGAATAAGCTATGCTCTGTGTGGTTAACAACTTTGGACACTTCGTTTTGTCCTAGTGCATAAACACGTGGGTATGTGCTTTCGCCAACTGTAACTGTTGAGTTGTCGATGTTTTCTGTTAGCTCTTCTAGTTCCATTGGAACAACATCTGCACCCATTGCTTTGAATGTGTCAATAGCAACTGGTGAGAATGAAGTACGAACTTTCATACCACGTAGGTCTTCAATACGTCGAACTGCTTCTTGTCCTGGGACAATACGGAAGCCGCCACTATATGTGAAAGCTAAACCTTTAACAGCTTTACCGCTCTTGGATAGACCGTTTAGTAGTCCTTTACCAACTTCACCTTCAAATACACGTGAAGCGTGGTCGTGATCCTTAAATAGGAATGGCATATCTAGCGCACGGAATTCTGGGCAGATCTGACCTAGAGAAACTGTGTATGTCTGTGACATTTCAATTTCACGATTGTCTAATAGATCTACTAGATCGTGTTTACTAACTAGCTTACCTTCTTGATACTTTTCTGAGTACTCACCTAGAGTCATTACTTCAATTTCAAATGCGCCATTACTTTTTTCAGCAACTTCTGCTTCAAAAACTTTTGCGGCACGAATGAAAAGCTCAATTGGCTCATGTGCGAGAACCCAACGGATTTTCTTGGTTGTCATAATTAATATTCTCCTTAATATGTTTCCGGAATTTAAAGGAATTAGAGAACTGAATACAGTTCTACTATGTTTATTTACCTTTTCCTTGGTGAAATATTTGTTCTTCGGTGATTATTTTAAAATTTAAACCCTTACTTTTACACCAACCTTTTGCGGCTTCCCACTTTACCATGTTTAGCACTGCATATGCTTGGTCTCTTCTGCTTTTAGCTTCTTCCAAACTTGTTTCTTTCTTGGGTTTAACTTCAATAACATCTGCTTGATGTTTGCCGTTACGATCAATATAATAGATTAAAAAGTCCGGAACATAGATAGTTTGTTTACCAGTAAAAGGGTTCTTGTAGTTGATGTGTACTGATTCGCTGGCCCATTTAAGTATGTTAGGGTTGTTATCACAGAAACGCATGAATACATGTTCCCAACTTGAACGATATGTTGGTTGTCTTTTACCTACATATTTGTCAGGGTTTAAGACTTGGTACTTACCCTGTGCATATTTGCTCATGGTAAAATGCTTCGTTCAACATACTGATTTCTAATACTAGTTTGGTTAGTTCCTAATAAACTTGTGCCAATTCTACTTAGATTAAGGTACATACAAAGATATGTACTGAGATTACCAACTGGGACTTTTTTAAAATCATCTAGTACTTGCATCGGATCTGCACCTTGCTTTTGTGCAGTATACATTACTGCACTTGCTAGTGCTTTGGCAGCAACTTTGTTGCCTTTTGTATAATATTCAAAATGAGAAATGATTGCATCATTCTCAGGACCGCTGATATCAAAAATCTTATTAAAATAGTTTGTAAAGAAACCGTCGGTTGACTTATTAGATTCTGTTATATTAACTTGATTTAGATTAGTAGGTACTTGATAAGACATTATGTAAACATTCCACTATTTCTTATATTGTTTTCAGCATTCTTAGCTTCTGTTACATTATTATTAAATGTACTTACAGCTGGTAACGTAAATTGTACATTCGATAGTGAGGCTTGTGCATCATCAACAAATTGTTGAGTAGAGCTTAGAAGATTTCCATTGCTATTGACATTAGGACTTAGTCCTCCTATTTGTTTAAATGCACTATCAATACTACTACCTACTTGACTAATTCCTTGTGCTACTGTTTTACCCAACGACGATGCTGCCGGAATATTTAATCTACTAGATGGATCTTGACCGCTCAAAATGTCTTTTGCTATACTGCCTAGCTCTGCGCTAGCAATAGCCGAAAGCCCGCCTTTGATATCACCGTCTTTAAAGTTTTCAAGAGCTCTAGCGGCTGTAACGATTGCGCTACCTATATTGCCTTCACTTAAATCTTTAACTACACTATCTGCTGTATCTAATGCTCCACCAGGACCAAGTATACTATTTGTGCCGCCACCTGCAGGTGTTAATGGACTTGGGGTTTTATCATAATGAAGTTCTCCAAAACCTTTAACTGTTTCTCCAGGAACAACATAACCTTCTGCATATTTTACTGTTTCATACACTATAGTCATTTCATGTGTCATTGGCTCACTAGCATCTGATCTATGTTGACCATGATTGAATCCTGTAATTACAGGATTGATTAGTGTATATTCTGAGAATCTCTTTTGTTGCATACTATAGATTCGAATAGCATTGATGAATTGTAATTTGTTACTACCAATTCCACTGGTATCCCTAGGAGTGTAACCCCAGTTTTTAGAACGTAGTGGACTATATTTGTGACCTGCTCCATAAACTGGTTGAGTGTAGTCAGTATCTCTAAAAAAGTAACTGTAGTAATCAAACCAGAAATTACGAACTACGTTAGCACCGTCATCGTGAAAAATAATTCTAACATCGTCATAGTTAATTTTGGTATTAACATAATCCCAGCGATTGTATGCATTCTTTTTCTCAGCATTTATTTTGAATGCAGGCAAAGCAACTTCTTTGACCAACATACCTAGCTCCATCTGTTCAGTGTTACTAAGTTTAACTCCAACAGCAGGGTTAAAATCAAATGCAACGTGATAGGAAAAGCCTAACTTAGGAGCCAAGCGATAGTTACCAGAAACAAATAGTTCGCTGGCATGTCGATAGTCTTTGACGTTATCGCCTGTAGTTAATTGTTTTAAAAATTGGTTAATGCTCATAATACTATTTATCACAAAAAAATAGCCCGGTTTTTATACCGGGCTATTGTTAGATAAACATGATCGAAATGTTGCAGATAGCTATCGTTATTATTAATTAAGTATCGTCTGGTTATTAACCAGTAACTGCCGCCGCAACGTTTCTGCCAACAAGTGTACCAACACCAATACCAACTGGTGCTTGAATAGCATTATCATAACGAATGCTTAATTGGATTGTCATTGGCTCGTTGTTATCATAGGCTAATTCACCATAGTTAACGTTGGAAAGCATACAACCGTATAGTTCCCATGTTTCAATTACTGCTGGTTCTTGAGCACCGTTACCACCATCTAATACTTCATAGCGTAGTAGGAACTTATAGTCAATACCACTAGAAGCACTAGCTTGCTCTAAGAAATCGTATTGCTTTTGAACTTGCTCACCAACTAAACGAGCAACGTTACCGCCTGCATCGTCACGTAGTGTAACTGAAGTTTCTTGCCATTCTGGTTTACCTTGTAGGTATACTTTTGAGTTGTATGTATCGATTGTGATTGGATTAAACGCAATCTGTGGTCTTGCGATACTTACAATTTGTTTAGTTAGTTCTGATTTAGGCTGGCTAACACCAAAGTTATCAAAGCTGGCGCGGAAACGATAGCTTAGTTTTGGCATTAGTAGACCTTGGCTTGTTGCGCTTTGGTCTGTAGCTAATGGAACTGTGAATTTTGTTAAACTTGCAACTGACATGTTTTAAATCTCCTTATACAGTATTTACCTGTATTTAATCGACAGCTAGGAGAGTCAGTCTCCTAGCTGTCTTTTTTATTAGATACCGGCTGCGATATCACCTGGGTTCTTGAGGCGAATTGGAATATAGATAAATTCAACTGCCTTCATAGGTTCGATCGCAATATCAACGTATAGTTCGTTTCTTGCAATACGTGTTGGTGTGTTGTTTGTTTCATCACACACAACTAGGTAATCGTAAATACCACGTTTTGCAATTAGATCGTTGATTGCACCTTCGATTACGTTCTTAATCTGGTCTCGTGTAATCTTGTCGTTTGGCTCAAACAAGAATGCGTTACCAACATCTGCAAGGATTGTTCTAATGTAGTTAACAAGTCTTGCAACGTTAACACGGTCCATACTACTTGCAACTGGGTTACGTGTCTTCTGACCCCATGTCACTAGACCAACACCTGGTAGAATTGTAAATGGGTTAATCTTGTTTTCGTATAGTGCGTCTCTGTTACCATTGTTGATACCATTGCGTACAAAACCGCCTGTCTTTTCGTTAATGTAGCCAATATCGCTAGCATTGTCGATTAGACCTCTACGTACACCAGCTGGTGCAAACCACATAT